TTCCAGTGAAAGTTGCTTTGTCATTGTTAGGAGCGCTCAAAGACAAGCTGCTAAAGAATGCTGAGCCAGTCATTTTTTGGTCGCCGCTGCTGTTGGTAGTCATTACAACAGTTACAGAAGTACCCGCTAACAAGTCGGCTAGGATGTCTTTAAAAGATTGGCCTTGCGTGCTTACGCTTGCGTCCTCTTCAAAAATTCCCTCTACATTTAAAGTGTAGCCGTACTCGCCAGCAATAAATTCTTTAGCGCCTGCGCTGTCTTTGTTAGTAACATCAATCATGTCTTTTGAGATGTCGATGCTGTGAGAAGTCGCGTTAGCGATTTTAGTTAATGTGCCTGCTACATCCTTATAGATGCTAATAAGCGTGCCGTTTACTAATCCAGTAGTTGCCATGGTTATTTATATATTAAGTTATTTTTCTTTGCTAAGTCGCGTAGTATTTTGTCTACGCCTTTAATAATTCCCTCAGTTACTTTGTTTTTATTTTGGTCTAGGGCTGGGCGCATAAATGGGCGAGGCGCTAGGCTCCCAGTATAGCGTCCGTTAGACTGGATGCGGGGAGCTGTGCCGTACTCCCACATTACACCCAAATAGTGATTATAGTAATTACTATTTAAACCTATTAACACTTTTTCCCTATTTTGTTTGTCTAGTTTTGTAATGAACATAATAGACTCCGCCATATTACCAGTGTCTTTAGGTGCTAAATTCTGGGCTGTGTCAATAATACATTGAGACTCTTTTTTTATAACATCTTGTAACTGTTTGCTTTTAACATCCACGCCAATGGCTTCTAGTGCAGCTATTACTTCTGCAAGCCCATCCATTTTAGTTTCGCGTTTGTTTGCCATTACAGTGTAACTTCGGTTTGTAGTTTCAAATATAGGTTGCGCTGTAAATTTGCTATGTTAACAATGTTATGGGCTATGCCGTCCTCTACTACTCTATGCTTAACGCTCACGCTGGTATTATACCGAATAGTATAATTTACTATTTGCTTATGTTCTCGGCGGTCCGCGTTTACATTCTCATTACCAGACTGCGCCTCTACACGCTCAGCCCATGCGGTAGCGTACTCGGTCCAAGTCTGCAACTTCTCGCCAGTGTTAGTGTCTATTGTCTCGGTGTAACTTTGTAGGCTAACCAGTACATCCATTGCGCCCGCGTTCATTAGATTAACACTTGAATTTTATAAGGGTCAAGTAAGTAGTGAAAGCCGAAATCCATAGTGCTCTGGATAGTCCCAGTAACAATAGCCTGCCTATTGTCGTAGTACTGCGCAATTAACAAAAGTGCAGCGTGCTTAATAGTCATGGGCAGAATAGTGTCGGGCTCTACGCCACTAGTTCCAACTGGGTTAAAGCCTTCTGTAACTTCTACAATATACTTAATCCCGTCGTCTGTTACCAGCGTTGGGGCAGTCTCTATAAAAATGTTACGGCTATACAAGCCCATTGGCTCTGGGCTAGCAATCCAATCCTCAGAGTCGTAAGCAGTAACGGCGTTAGCGTCGCTAATGTAGTACACATTTGTTACAGCCAAACAGCGTGTATTTAAGCGCAAATAGTTGCCGCTAGGTATGTTAGTACCATTAAGCGGGTTTACTAGCGCAGGCTGCCCCGTAAAGCCGTCAAAGCCATAACGAGCAGTTGCCTTACGAATTGAGTAGCCAATGTAATTACTGCAAGCCTCAACAGCCATAGCAATAAGCCCACTAATGTAGGTGTCGTCGCTGCTGCTTGTAACGCGCAGGTGCTGCTTAGCCTCGTTAAGACTTACATAGTCTGTCGCGGCGTTAGCGTAGGCGGTATAATGGCGTGCAATAAACATTTTTTATTCGGCGTCTAGTTCGGTTTCTGGGTTCACTGTCTTAGCCTTTTTTACTGGCTTGCTAGGTGAAGTAAGCGCTGGAATTTCAATAGCTACGCCTGCCTCGATTAAAAGCATGGCTTGCTTGGTTTCCATTATTACCTCTTCGCCTGCGTTGTAACTTAGGTTAAATTGTCCCGTTGGGTTTGCAACAAACTTAATTTTCATATTGGCCCTAGGGCGCTGCACTCAAGAGCACCCTAGGCACTTGGGGTTAATGTCTCCAAGCCGACAAATTATTAGGCTACGATGTCCTTACAAACCGCGAAGGCAGTAGGCTGCAACAAGTTGAAATCCAAATAGGCGTTAAGAACTACATTAGTCAAGCCAGCAGTTGCGCCCGAATATGGGTCTACTGTGAGTTCCATTCCTCCCCATGAACCAAAACATGCCTTACTCCAGTCGCCAAAAATTAGGGCAGACAAAGCGCTAGAGTTACCTTTGGTCAAGTTAGAAGGTACCAAAGTTGAAGTAGCCACTGGGTAGCCGTTCAAGTCCATACCGCCAGCAGGCCAAATAAAGTTACCTTCAACACCAGAAGACTGGCGAGGAATAGTCTGCAAAGCAGCTTTAACTTTAGGGTTAGTCAAGTAAGCAACTCCATCCCCGTTAGCGTTTTCTACGGCTTTCATAAGGTTAACGACGTCGGCCCAAACTGGTGCAATACCGTTAGCGTTAGTGCTGTTAGAAGAAGCGCCACCTGCGTAGGTAACATTTACAGAAGAGTTAGCTAACACGCCCACTGGCTCGTTAGAACCACCGCCTTTAATAGCAGCAGTTTCCAAAGACTGAGCCATAGCATTTAACAACCAGTTGCGCACATAGGCGTCAATGCTGTTAGAAGACTGAAGCATTAACTGGTTAGAAACTTGAATGTAAGCAGCCAAACGCTTAGGGCTAAAAGTAATTTTAGAGAAGGCAGGGCTCTTTTCAGTAGCAGAACCGTTCTCAGTATTCCAACCAGCAGAAGGCACAGTGCTAGCAGTAGGCATGTCCAAGTTACCAACCAAGCCAGACAACTGCTGTACACCCAAACCGCGCAAAACAGTTTTAGGCAACAATACATCGATGATTGACCCTACATTGGTTTGCACATTCACACCACCCTCAGAGCCAGAAGTTCCACCAGTTACGCTCATGTCACGCTTGAAAACTTCGCTAGGAACTTTCATAGAGTGAGCAGAAACAGAAACACCAGAGCGCTGGAACTCTTCAGCAGCCATAGAGTTAAATTCGGCTTCTACACCATCGCGACGGCCAGTAATAGCCATTTCCATAGCGCGCTTAAAGCTGTACTGGTCCTTCATGTTTTCCTTTTCTTTTTCCTCGCTGCGGCTAGCAGTGTGGCCAGCGGCTTGCGCTGCCAAGTTTTGCAACTTTTCCAAGGTTTCAACCTCAGCTTTAATCGCGCCCAAGCGAGCCTCGATTTCAGTCAAACGGTTGGTTTCAGATTCAGCCATAGAGCGGGCTTCCTTCTCGATGGTGGTTTGCAAGGTAGACAACTCGCCGAGCAAGCGTCCACGCTCTTCTTTCAATGCTTTAATTTTATTCATGGTTTTTTGTTTTTGTTTTAAAGGTTTTCGTAACGCAATAGCGCAAGTTTTAAAATGTCGGCTGCTGCTTGGCTTTGTTTAGCGCTTTCAATTTCACGCTCTTGGTCACGCATAGCAACAATACTACGGGCGTCGGCCTCAGTGTCAGCGTAAGCGGGGTAAGTTACTGGACTTACATCGTAAAGGTCCTCAATAACTGTAATAGTGCGCTTGCCCATTGTGCCGTATTTAGTAGAGTCGCTCCACTTCTGCTCTTTAATTGTAAAAGCAAAACTGCTCTGTGTAATGTCTCCGCGCATAATAGAACGAACAACAGACATATGAGTAGGGTTCTCGTAGTCTGGGACCCAAGTATACTCAAGATTTCCGTCTGCGTTTACAAACACTTTGCAGGTGTTTGCTTTAGTGCGGCCCAGAATTAACTCGGCCTCGTGGTTAAATAAACAGCGAATGTCATACTCTTTGCCAAGGGCATAGTCAAACGCCCCTACCTCTATAACTTCCTCGAAGTAACCCAAGTCAGTAACTGAATTAATAACGGCAGCGATGCCGCCAATTTCTTTAGGCATGTTTTCGCCTTCTGCTCTGGCAATTACGGTACCCGTAAAAGTTCTACGCTCTTGTTTCATTATATTACCTCGGTGTTATTTACCCCGTCTGGGTTATTGTTTTTGTCTGCCGTACTCATTAACTGCGCTATTTTAGCGTCCATATATTCGTCAATTTTAGACGACGGCATTAAGTTGCTTTCTATTAGGTACTCGTCCCCACCAGTAAAGCCGTTAGCGTCCTCAAACATACGCGCCTCGTTTCTAGAAAGCCAGCCGCCGCGGATGCCTTTATTATAGTAGTCTGCTCGCTCGTTGGCGCTGGCTCTCAAAAGGGAGTTAAAGTTAAATTTAAAATAATAAGTTAACTTGTCGCTCTCAGTAAGCAACTTGCGGGCCAGTTCCTGCTCAATGTTAATAGCATAACTAGCCAAGGTACGGGCGTAGAAGTCTTGGTACTCTTGCTCTACGCTAGACTTAATTCCGTCCTTTGCCCCAATCATGGAAGCGGGCACGCCAAATATACGGGCTATTTCCTCAGCGCTAAACTTTCGAGTTTCCAAGTATTGGGCCTCCTCTGGGCTTAGGCTTAGCTTTTCCATTTTAATGCCGTGAGGCAATACGGTTGAGCGGCTCGCCCCGTCTATAACATCGTCTAGACTTTTCTTTAATGGGGTTGCTTGCTCTGGCTTAACTTGTGTGTCGCTAGTTAACAAGAATTTTAACACGCCGTTTTTATAAACGCCTGCGCTCTGGCTAATGGCTGCCAAGTCAATACCTAAAGTCTCAGCATGCACAACAATAGGCGACAAACCTACAAGCGGGTCGTCACCGCAAAGCCCTTTAAAGTGCAGCATGTCAGTAGCAGGCACAATAGAAGGAAAGCCTTTTAAATTAATTTTGTAAAATAGTTGCCCGTCCTGCATTACTGGCGTAACATAGTCTGGGGCAATAGGGTGCAAAGCAATACCAAGGTAACGAGCGTCACGGTTAATAAACGCGTAGGCATTACCCTTAAGCGCCAAGTGACTCACCATGTATTTAGTGAAGTCGTATTTTGTTTGGTAAGCGTTTGGCTCGTTAACCAATGCAGTAGCGTAATGAATTACAACCTGCTCGCGGTTAGTGCCGTCGTCCTTGTAAAGTTTTAAAGAAAGGCCAGCAATACCGTCCGCAATAACTCTAACGCAAGCATGCACGCTAGCAATACTTAAAGCCGTGCGGTCGTTTACCGCTTGGCCGCTTTTAGTCTGGTAGCCAAATACATTGTTTAAGGTATTTATAAACCAGTCAGCAGGCTGCGACAAACTCGAGCGCTTCTCTTTGCGGGGCTGCCAAAACTTTAAA